CCCTTGGTGTAGTCGTCCATGTCCACCTCACAATTAGCCGAGCCGTCCTCGTTTTCGCTGAGTGTTTTGATGGTAAATCTAAAGTTTTCTTTTTTACGTTTCATTTTATTCCGTGCCTCCGTTCTATCGCGCGGGCAAACGCAATTATGTCGCCCTCGGTTTGCATTCTAATCCCTGTAATCTCTTCATTTGTAAGAGGTTTTGACTTGTAGATTCCGCATAAAACTGGCCTTGGATCCGCGACTACGGCGTCCTCATAGCCTGGTTGCCAGGGTGCCTCTGCTACATAATTTGGTTTCATTCTATCTCCTCGTACCATCCACGTACATAAAAACTATCGCCGAAGTCTTCAATTAACTTCTCGGGATAACCATTGTCAATTAGCCACTTACAGGTGTCATCGACGTGCTCGGGGATCTCTTTTGGGAATCCGTACTTCCACCCGCTTGGCGGGTCAATCATTTTAACTTTCATTTTTAATCCCGTGATGTTGTTCAACTGTTCGCACAAAGTCGCGCATGTTCCACATCTTGTTTGTTTTGTTTAGTGTGGTGACCATTTCGTTGATCTGTGCGTCTGTCATTGGCGTGCGGTTTACTGCGTCTTCGTATTCCTGTACTGTGTGGTAGTGTGTGTCCATATTATCTCCTGAATCGTGTTGCCGGTTTGCGTTTGCCAAATCTTACGTATATCTTTAAAGCACACAGGCGCCCGTAAGTTTGGTTGCGCCACCCCTGCGAGGCCCTGCGGTACATCTGCATTTTGGTGCGCTTGTAATGACTTGGCTTTCCGTCTTTGTTAATGAATACAGTGCGACGATGGCCCACCCTGCCAAAGATTTCAGTAAAGCCATTGCGCAGGGTGGTCCTCCTGAAGTTAAACTTTTTCATCGGGCTTGTGGTTTAACATAAACTCGGCGTATTGCCACGCCTGTTGTCCCGCCATTGACGGCGCCTCCCCGCGCGCAACTAGCCCCATCAACGCCAGACCTGCAAAAAACATCAACTCATCTTTGTTATCCATTAGTATCCTTCCGTTTCAAATGTTTCAACTGTTTTTAAGTACTCGCCGGCCGATGTGTTAAATCGTAGCCCCAAGTAGATCGGGGTACGACTACCTTCGGACCGGCTTTCGCCTGCCTCGATGCGTTTCTCCTGTGTCGCGGCCAAGAACCTGCGCTTGAATGACATCTCCGAGCCAGGTGGCAGGCTACGTTTAAGCGCCCACCTCTTCCAACACAGGAATACGTCGTCCTTTTTAACCTGTGACACTGGGTCAAACACAAACGTGTCCTCCACGAATGAGTTCAGTGGGTTGCCCAACTGCTCCATCAACAGCAACAACTGACGCCCCGACTGTGGTTGTATGAAGTGCCCGCCACGTGCCAGTCTGCGATCAAGTCCGGCCATCGCCCAGTTAAAGATACCGGCCAACTCGCCGGATAGCTTATTAAACAGGTCGGTGTCCTCGTTGTCGTAGAATGACTTGGTCATGCGTAGCACCAACATACGGCCGGTGAGCGCATTACTGTTCTCGGTTAATTGCAACGCCTCGTTCGAGTATACGATGATACGCGTTGGCAGATAGCCCGACCATGCCTCCTTATTTTTGCGATTAACGGTGACAGTATCACCACCCACAATACGCAACAACTGGCTAACGACAGCGCTACGATTACGCTCAGGTGCACGAGCGTCAGTAAATGAGGCAAGGGGTTTTCCAAGCCATGGTTGTAAGCCAAATGTATCACAGAGCTCCTCCAATTGTGGTGCGACGGTGTTGTGCTGTCCGAATAACGACACGAGCACCTTGTTGATCGTGCCCTTACCGCTACGTCGTGGACCAATTACGTTAAAAAACTTCTGCTGTCTCGTGTCTCCCGACAGAATGTAGCCGAAGATCTCTTGCAGTGCGTCGATCGACTCTTGATCGTCTTCCCATATTGACTGTAAGAATGCGTCCCACTGTGGGCAGGTCGCGCCTTGGTCGTACTTAAATGGTAGCGAGTGCTGTGTAAAGAACCCAAGCGAGTGTGGCAGTAAGATTTTGTCCTCTAGGTGAAAGAGGCCATTCTTGACGCTGATCAACTTCGAGGCGTCGGGTTTATTTGCCTGATACTCTTCAAACCAAATCGGTGGCTTGGTGTTTGCGTGATTGGGTAAATGCACGATCGACTTAATCGCATCCATAGAGGCCGAGACGCTCGCCGGTGACGGGTTAAACGGCACCAAGGCACCGCCCTTGGCAGGTTTCTTACACTTATCAAGGAACGCATATAACTTCGAGCGTATCGTTGCCTCCTCGATAATCTCGTAGTGCGTGCCGGCGTGTATAAAAAAGTCTTCCGCGTAGTGCACTAGCCGGTAGCCCTCCTCGCTGGAGTAGAGCGCATCGAGAAAGGTGCGTGCGTGATTCATCGCGCCCGAGTCGAGTACTATCTCGCCCCGAGCGAGCGCATCCGCCCTCTCTTTCTGATTGACCTTAAAGATGATGCTCCGTAGAGTCGCGCCACCACTCTTGAACGTGCGCCACTTACTCTCACAGCTATTCATGCCGGTTGATGCGTACTTGCCGGATTGCGAGCTCCAACGATCCCACAGTTCACAGGCCTCGACGTCACCGCCAAACTGGTGGAAGAGCGCAAATCCCACGCCCATCCAGTCTGTGTACCCGCAGTCGGGGTCGAGCTTGGATAGTAGCTCCATCTCGACTCGGTGCAGGTCGTAGCCCTCTACCGGTGGCACGTAGTCCGCGAACGCGTCGCCTGTCACGTGCAGTGCACGCTCGGGTATGAACGCCGAGAGATCCTGCGCCTCGGTTGGTATCGTACCGCCTAGGTAGTGGCCGGTGACTGTGAAGAACCTACCCTGTGGGTAGATCTCTAGCCCTTGGCTGTGGTCGACGTGGGCGTGCGCTAGATCGGCGCGGGTAAATATCTTAATGCCAGTGCCCGATGGTGAGACCTCGTGGTATCCAAGTAGCTCGTCGGATATATGTTGCAGTGCAGCATTTGTGAAACGCGAGGTGGTATGGTCAAAGCAGTCGTCTAAGTCCACGCCGATTAGGTTGTCGGTTTGGGTGAATACAAACCCGATACCCGCAAACTTCTCGGGGTCTTCCTCGTAGGCGTGTTGGACTGACGGGAAGTCTGTCCACGTCGTCGGGTTGGTTGACGAGGCGGGTTGTCCACTTACCTGCGTTGGCAGTTTAGACCACCGCTTGTTGCCCTCGTCGCCTACCTCGACAAGGCGCCACAGTACCCACCTAGGGATTCGTTTCAATTCCAGTGGTATCGTGGCAAATTGCACGGGTAAACAAATTGGTTTATCTGTCATAGTTTCCTTTCTTCACACTTACTAATGCAAATTTTTGGGTGCTGATATTTCACAATGTGAAATGAGTTGCTGTAAGTCCTTGATGTTTGACGGGGATGCGGGGGTTGCGGGGGTTAATTCCAGTTTACCCTCTATCTTTATTTTTCTTTTTTAAAAAAATATAAAAATAGTAAAAGTACCCCCGCAAGTACCGCGAGCCCGTCGAAGATCAATGACTTAGCTCGTTTCGTTTCACATTGTGAAAAATAGGGCATAGATTACGTGTCCGATGAGGTATAAAAACAGGGCTAGCACCAGTAAATTCTCCCTGCGCCTCATTTTGTCAATTTTGGGGTCGTACTCGATGAACTTACGCCGTGACTCCTTGCCGTAGTCGTCCCCCCGTTTCATTTAACTACCTCGTAGTCCATGCGCCTTGCCATGTCCTCGGCCCACTCCCTAAACTCTCGTCGGTTGTCTGCCGTCTGCTCGTCGGATGGGTCCCACATGGCCTGAAACTGGAATCCACCTAGCTCGTCGTAAAACTCCACACGCTCGAGGTTGCCGTCCTTGTCCAATATGTCGGTAGATATCACCCTCATTTTTCCTCCTTGATCTTGTGTACAATGTCTGCCACCTTGTTGCCACGCTCTTCCCAACTGTCCTGCGTGCCGTAGTCGCCCCTGCTCATGCGCATGCGCTCCTTGTCTCTAAACTCGGGCTCAACTGCTAGCCAGTTTGAGAATGCCTCCTTGTACTCGAGCCACTCGTCGTTCTGTACGAATAGGGGGTGGTTCATGCCTGCGACGTCCACGCACGCCGAGTAGTCGGATAGTGGCACCCAACTATAATTTTTGTTTGGCTTGACCGCACCCAGTCCGACTCGGTCGCGTGCCTTGATAAAGCGTGCGTATGCCTTCTGTTGTATTTCGTTTAGTTCAATCATCTAAGTGCTCCTCGGTAAACTTCTCTTGGTTAATGTGGTCAAGTGAGACTGGCTCACGTGCGATGTATCCCTGCAACTGGTGCACCTTGCTCTCTGTCACGCCCATGAGTGTGGCTATCTCGTGCGTCTTGGGTTTGCGTCCCAGTACTTGGGATAGCGATCGCTCGGTGTAGTTCAACTTCTTTACCTGCTCCATGATGTTAATTGGTAGCCGTATGATGTTTGCCGTGTTGTCTAGGTCACGCCGTACGCCCTTCTCAATAAACGTTTTGGCGTAGGTGGCAAAGCGCGCGTTGTTCTTAGGCACCCACCGGCGACCTGCCGTAAACAGTGCCTCGTTACCCATCGCGACTATGTCCTCCACTGGCACCTTGCCGTGGTTCCACGCTGTCATCTTACGGACGACGTAGACCACAAAGCGCAGGTTGTGCTTGATCAACTTCTCTAGCGCACGCTCGTCGCCTGCCTGAATCTTTTTGGCGAGCTCGTGCTCTTCCTCAACTGTCAGTGGCTCGATGCCGTACAGTGACTTGAGGTAGTCGCTCAGTATGTCATTTTCTTTCATGTAATTTCCCTAGGTAGTAAGACAATAGGTCTCGGTATGGTATCAATATGATTAGCCCAACAATAAACCACGTCAGGTATTCCCACGAGAACTCGATGGATAGGCTGTACGACGCCAGTAATAAGATAAAGTATGCGACAATTTTCAAAATGGTGCCTCCCCTAGCGTAAGCATTGCCTGTTGGTATAGATTCGTTTTTGGAGCCTTTGGCAGGGGCTCTAGGCGCGTTCCGTTGGTAAGGTAGGGGGTAGCCTCCACCTTACTCGCAAACTTGCGTACAGCCCCTCCAAACTCGTCGATTAGGACGAACTTGTAGTTACTCATAGCGCCTTAACTACCACGGCGTCAACTGCCTTGACCTCGGTGACCTGCTTGACGAACTCTTCGTTGCTGAGCTTGCGCACAAGGGTTGGGCTGATCGTGGCACGATCGTAGTGTTGCACCTCGGCGAAGAACTTAGAGCCCTCGTAGGTGCCCACGCCACGCTTGATGAGCTCGGCCTTGAACTTACGTGCTGTTGCCTCGAGCTCGTCGATTGCCTGCTTGACTGCGCCCAACTGGTCGACGATGTCGTCAGTGCGTGCAGGTACTGCTGTAAATGATGGTACGTTGATTGTGTTCATAATTCCTCCGTTAAAAGTAATATTATACAGACCTTTTTATTTCTTTGCAAAGTATATTTCGACGTTCTTAGAGTCGGCGTTTATATACCCGCCAAACCCCTGCTCGACCATGTAGTCGTCCGCCTCTTCCTCGGTGGCAAACTCCCGAGTGTCGCGCACTGCGTGGATCAGCGCCACTGGATAGTAATCGTCGCCCTTCACAAAGTCGCCAAACTCCATGTCGCCAAAGTAATAGAATGCCATGATTATTTCTCCTCTACAACAACGTTAATCGTGCGCAGTCCCTCGAATATATCTACAACGTCAAACTCGATGCCTGCCTCTTCCAATAGGTCATACAATTGCTCTGCTGTCATGTTATTTCACTCCTGCCATTTTGTTTGCCCATACTACGCCGTTGTGTTGCTTGACGTACTCCCATGATCCCTTGGTGCCGTCCTGTACTTGGAGGCGTGACGGGATGGTGTTGCCCCAGTAGTCACTGGCACTTTTGAGCCCGAGCAGGCATTTGCCTGCCTCTATTGCCTCCATCATGGTGCGACCATACGATCCTTGGAGTGACCACATACCGCCGTTGATTGCTCGCTGTATGGAGGCGTAGTAATCTGCCTCGCTGATCTTTTCGTCAAACTCGATATTGTTTACGTCTGCCAATGTGAATGCCATGTTGCCTCTCCTTATTCTGCTGTTAGTTCCCACTGTACTGGGTATGATGGTAATACTACATGATCCGACCAGTCGGTTACGTTATCTTTGGCACGATACGCCACGACGTCGTACCGGCTGTCGTCCTCTTCGTTTATTGCGATGGTGACAGTCCACGACCACAAATTGTACGACCAGTCACCGCTCTTGTAGATCTCGTGCTTGTAACGATCCTTCAAAATTTCTACTGCCTTAATTAGTTTGTTCACTCTGTAATCTCCTCGTCGTCAAATTCAAAGTTAATGGTGCGACTGCAACACGTGCACCGCTCTACATATATAAAGCCATTGTTGCTAACTGCCTCCGTCCTCACCCCATCGTAGGGGCAGGTAAATGGTTGGTCGCTATCTGCTATAAAAATGTCGGTCATTCGTATACTCCCAGTTCGCCTGCGTTAATCCACTCTGCGTAGAGTCCGTATTTATGTAACGTGTTGGTGATCAGTGGGTTGACGCCAAACTCCCAATCTGATCCGATCGTGTGCCCGTCGTAATAGTCCGCCCACAATGTGTCACCATACTTAGGGTCGAAATTATGCTCGGCGCTGATCTGAAAGTTTTTAATGTCATAGCGCTCGTATACTGGTGCGTTGATCTTTTTGAGTGCGTTAAATGCTAGTCTGTGTTTGCGTGTCATTCTGTTTCCTCCTCATCTTTAACGTATTCGTTTTCTAGTTCCTGTAAATACTCGTCAATGTATTCAATGTACGGAAAATCTGTGCGAACTTCGCTAGTCCCGTCGCTCCAGTGGATTAATAATTCGTGGCTGACAACTTTCATACTGCCTCCTTTGTTGGGTACTCCATCTTATTAATTACATACTCCATCATGTCGATGGCGAGCTCACGCTTGATCTGCTCTTCCATGTTGGTGGCGCTAAAGCCACCCGACCATGACGACTGATTAGAACGTGCTATGCCCTGCAAATACCTGAGAGCACGCACTGGGTCTTCAATGTCATTAATCACGTTGAAGAGCTCCTCCTGATAGTCGTGGTAGAACTTCTTTGCTAGCTCACGCACGCCGAATTGTAAGTTTGCCATATTACACCTCCCAAAATTGAATTGTTGGATCGAGTTTCTGTAACTGCTCAGCGACTCGGATTAAATTATTATACCTGCGATTGACCTCAGAGCGTGAGAGCTCGCCGTCCATGGTTAGGTTCTCGGGGCTCAGCTCGTTGTCAATGCGCCGTGCTAGGCGCTGACGATCCTCTGCGCTGTCTAAGCTCAGTGGGCGCGCGTTAACGCGATTAAAGAGACCATCCCAGTCATTTTGACGTTTGATATATGCGTGTAGTGCTTTCATTTTGTTAACCCCTCTATAAATTGTTTTGCCTCTGCCTCAGTGTCGAACGAACGGCTGACACTGCTAGACCATCCGCCGTGATCTGCCATCACGATAAACTTATCGAGACGATAGCCGATCCTAGTAATCCGGTACGTTGGATTTTCGGCGCGTGGTTGGTTCCAAATCTTAGCGCAATCTTTATCGTAGCTCATATTATCTCCTGTTGATGTGATCATTGTACTGGGTCAGTGGCTCATAGAACGAGCCACTGATTTTATTTTACCTGAAATGGTTTGTCGTAGTCGCCGATATTGACGTGGTAATAGTACGCCGTGTCAAAGTAGTCGACCATCGCGTCACTGCGGTCGTAGTATCCGGCGCTTTGCATTGCCTCCATGACCTTAGCCAATACGTCGCGTGTCTTGCCATCGTAATGGTCTTGGAACCAGTAAGGGTTGACCTGCGCGTGATCCTGTTGGAACGCGCTCAGCGCCTGCTTACGATCCGCGAGCATATTAAATGGCGCGCTCTTGATCGTGCACGTGATGCTCATGTGATTTTGTACCCGCAGGCTAAACTTAACGCCCAGTGGCTTGAGTACCTTGTCGAGGTTTGCCTTGATTACTGCCTTTTTGTCTTGGTTCATGTATGCCATGGTGATATTCTCCTGTTATTTAGCCCTAAAACACGCCTGCACGATCGAGCGTGGTAAACCTGCCTCGGTGTTGCCGTTGTCGTGGTAGACGCCGTCAATCAGCGCCACGGCGTGTCCGCTCTTGATCACGATAAAGTTACCCTTGGGGTTGTGCTTGGCAAACGTTGCCAGTGTGCACCGGTTGCCCCGACTGTATCGCTCGAGCTTGGCGTCTTTGTTGGCGCTGAGTATTTGGATTGCCTTGTCGGTTTGGGCGCGCATCATGCCACGGCGTGGCTTGCGCCCTGCCTTGGCACATACCTCGTGCACCTCGGGATAGGCGCGGTTGAATGCGAGCGATAGCGCCCGAACTACGCAGTCTCGGGACTCTGCCTCGATTGTGCGTGGGTTGTTGCAGATGTATTGAAAGTTCATAGGCTCTCCTGTGTTGTGTGTGTGGTCTCATCAGTGCACGCCTAACGTGCAGACCATGGATTGTACCATGGTTTCGACCTGTTACTCGTCCGAAAATAAAACTTCTAATTTTGCGTCAATCATTTCAATCATCTTTTGCTTAAGATCGGCGAGGTATCTGACGCGATATGGTGTAGGGTCATCGTAGCCACCATCAGCACCATTTAGGTATTGCCCAAGGCAAAAGTCTCGTAAATATGCCAATCTGTCCGCCTTGTACTTCTTTGCTACTTCAAAGGCAAATGCGTTGATGTCATCTACTTCACTAGCTAGAAAGAGGTGCTCGTCTTGCCCGATGTAAATTTGATGCTTGGTCATCGTGCCGTTACTGGCATGGGAGGCAGTGCCTACCTTTTTGCCCCAACTTTGAATGGTTAGCTTTTTGACCATCACCTTGCTGAACATTTCGTCCCATTGAACTATTGACCAAACTACGTCGCCTTTTTTGAATTGCTTTGCCATGGTGTAATCTCCTATTTAATTGGTCATCATCAGTCAGCGCCTAACGCTGAGACCGGATCGCTCCGGTTTCGACCTGTTAGCCCTCAATTTTGATGGCTAGGATGCGCAACTGCTTGCGCTTTTCTTCGAGCTTGGCGATGTCGAGCTTGGCGAACTCAGAGTCCATGCCGTAGAGCTCTGAGAGCTCGGTGTTGATTTTGTACTCTTGATCCCAAATACCACGCATTAAAGTGTAGCGCTCGTCCCTGCTCAGTGTAATTGTAAAGTCCATAAAGCCTCCGTGTTGGTTGGTCATCATCAGTCAGCGCCTAACGCTGAGACCGGATCGCTCCGGTTTCGACCTGATTAAAAGGGAATGGCCATTGAGTGGCGATAAAACAAATCGCAGGCGTGGGCGCCTTGATTTGTAGCTAAGTACTGCGCATACTCTTCGGCGTTGGCCTGCTCTTCTTCGGCCAGTACAGCATCACTCTCGCCACCATAATGCCGGCAGGCTTGAGCGTAGGATTCGAATTGGTTGCCGTTGATGTCTTGGTACATATGATCTCCTATTGGTTAGTACTGCCTCGAGCGCCCTATTGCTAAGGCGCTCTGAGCATTACTATCTGTTAGCATACGCTGTGTTGGATAACAGCACCGGTTCTGCCGGCTCCCCCTTATAGATCGCGGTTGGGTTTGCGTTTGAGTGGATTAGCCACTGCACTTCCGATACCCTCTATTGTACAGACCTTTTGGATTAAATGTAAATAGAATACCTGACTAAATTGTGGGGGATTGTGGGATACTGTGGGTTGGCAAATTGCCTAACATCTCGCCCACCCTAGCGCCCAGCCCTCGCGCCCGCAAAGCCTTTGTGGAGGCACCCCGAGTCCACCATGGCACGATCGCAGACCACTTAATACCTAACCATCAGAAAGTACGATCGTGGCGTGGCGCCCCTTTAAAACGCGTCCAATCCGTCAACTAGGGGAAACCCTAACAGCCAGCTAAGTTAGTTGGCACTTACTAACTTAGCACTCGGGCAATGAGAGTGCTGATAATGGGGACAGAGTCGGCGCTCGGCCATGTTAGTTAGTACTCACTAACATACTGGCTACTTGGCAGGGGGGCGCGGTGCCTCGATGTTAGTAAGCGCTCACTAACATCGGCGCGCTCGAGCTGTGCACCAATCTGGTGCACGTGCACCAAGGCGGTGAATTTGTGCACCATTTTGGTGCATGGGGGGCTTTTTCATGATGCGATGCACCAATTTGGGTCCCGTGGCGGGGCGGCGGCCCGGGGGCCCCACAGACCCCAAGCTCGTTCCATTCCCCACAAAAACCGACTTTCTAAAATTTTTTTTGTAAAATATTTCACAATGTGAAACGGAATGCGCTAAGTCCTTGATGTTCGACGGGGATGCGGGGGTTGCGGGGGTTACTTTATTATTTTTATTATTTTTAAAAAATAAAAAATAAAGATAGAGGGAAACCTGGAATATACCCCCGCAAGTGCCGCAAGTGCCGCGCTTCTGCGAGCAAAATTGATAGTTAAAAACTATTGGGGCTATAATAATCAAATGTTTGCATTAGTAGATGTATGAACGAATATGTTTATCAGATCCAGGGTGCCCTAGAAGATTCCAATGGAAGACTTAGGGGGTTCCGTGTCTTAGTCTGTGATCTGAACTACTTTGACTCTGCCGACGCGCCAGTTGAAATATTGGACAAAGAGACGGCTAGGTACATCGAGTTTCGTTTAAAGGTCTGCGAGCACCTGGACATTAACCGGCTGCCCGTAGAAATCCAAAACAAAATTAGGACGCCGTTAGGGCGTTGGTTGGACCTGTGGGTCCTAGATAATTTTTATGGCCATACTAGCAAATCAAAAAGTCCTGACCCTGGACTACTGGAAACCGGCAAACAAAATCCAGCCGGGTGATTACCTGTTTGACCGGAACGGTAAGCCGGTGCGGGTAAAGTTGGTACAGGAATACTTCTCAGACGACTGCTACGAGGTCATGTTAAATGACTACCTGACAATCTCTGGCGACAAGCGCCTAGAATTTTTAGTGGAAAACTTTAAATATAGGGACAGAGTCATACAATACAAGGGATACCACCCCTTTAGGCGGCCATTAAAGCCGATGAATGTGGAGATGTTGCTAGATAGCGACCTGAAAGACGAAACAAATTGTAAGATCTACTCGATTCCTACCACAAAACCGATTGAGCTACCCCACCAGACACTACCAGTCCCGCCGTTTGTCTTTGGATTTTGGTTTATAAACCGCAAACCTAGCGGATTTTTTACGACAACCCCGTCGACACAGGAAGAAGTGGAGCGCCAGCTCAAAGATTTTGGGTATAAAATCAAAATTCGCAAGACAATACACAACGGCTGGCGCCAATTTACCATATCGCCGACCATAGAGTCACAGTTGGCCCCCGGTATCCCAACAAAAATACCGGCAAACTACCTGCTGGCGGACAAAGAGCAGCGAATTGAGCTGCTGCGTGGCATATTATTTGCAAAACCGCGCCAATATTCGCCGCGTAGGGACCTGTTTAGGTTCTCTAGCACACATTACGGCACGGCCTTGGCAATTCAGGGCCTGGTTGAGTCGCTGGGTGGCAAAACTAACCTCGCGTTTACAGAAAAAAATAGTACCTACACACTAACCTTTAAAACTAGGTTGAAACTGGTACCTAATCAGGTATCTAAGCCGATAAAAATACACCAAGCGCGTAGGTATATTGAAAAAATTACAAAGATCCAGCCACAGACCTGTGTTCACATCGAGACAGACGGGCCGGATAACAGCTATCTCGTAGGAGAGGGTTTTATTTCATGTCGTTAACACCAAAACAGGAACTTGAATTAAAGAAGTTCGCACAAGCACGCACGCACTGGCCTAAGGACCAGCTCGAGGCCGCCATTTGGCAGGTCAAGTGGCACCTACAGGCACTGCCGCACCAACGGGAGCCAGACGATGGCGAATATGACACGTTTCTTATGCTTGCCGGCCGAGGGTCGGGTAAGACGCACACTGCTAGCCACTGGATTGGTATCCGCGCTTGGGTTTATGACAACACCCGCTGGCTCGTCACCGCTCCCACCTCAAACGATATACGTGCAACTTGTTTCGAGGGGGACTCTGGACTTCTCAATATCATTCCCCCGTCACTTATTCGAGACTACAACAAGTCCCTGTTTGAAATCACCCTTACAAATGGATCTCTTATACAGGGGATTCCGGCCTCAGAGCCCGAGCGCTACCGAGGTAAGCAATATCACGGCGCCTGGTTTGACGAGCTGTGTGCATTTGATTACATCGACGATGCCTACGATGGCGTACAGTTTACGCTCCGCTTACGGGACCCACGCATCCGTCGAGTGCAGCAGATTATTACCACCACACCCAAGCCAAAAGAATTAATTGTAGACCTAAACGAGGGTAAAGTAGGCGGCGACGTGTACGTGTCAAACGCCTCGTCTTATGACAACAGAGCCAACCTCTCAGAGACGTTCTTCAAACAGCTTGAGACTTACGACGGCACTGACATTGGCCGCCAAGAGATCTATGGCGAGATCCTTGACCCGGAGCAGTCCGGCATCATCAAGCGCAAACAATTTAAGCTCTGGCCGGCCAATAAGCCTACCCCGACACTGGAGTATGTCATTGCGTCGTATGATCCGGCGACTTCTGAGAAGACAATGAACGACCCGACCGCCTGCACCATCTGGGGCGTGTTTGAGCAGCAAGACGCTGGCACGGCAATTATTTTATTGGACGCCTGGGACGAGCACCTGTCCTACCCGGAGCTACGTAGGAAGGTAATCAACGACTTTAAAGAAGTTGTATACGGCGCCGATAATGACTTTGGCAAGGGCCGAAAGGCGGACCTGATCCTGATGGAAGACAAGTCGGCGGGTATCTCGCTGATCCAAGAGCTCCAGGGCGCCGGCGTCCCGGTCCGTGGATACAACCCCGGCCGCGCCGATAAGGTACAACGATTAAACATTGTAGCACCCCTGGTGTCTAAGGGCAAGGTCTGGATACCAGAGGAACCACAACGCAAGGGAGAATATGCAGACTGGGCAAAACGTTTTCTGCGTCAAGTATGTTCATTTCCAGAGGCTGGCGGACACGACGACTACGTCGACTCACTCTCGCAAGCGCTGCGCGTTTTACGTGATTCTGGATGGATCCAACTCGACCCGCTACCAGCTCGAGACTATAGTTACGTGGACGACGACATGAGCAAGCGATTTGTGAACCCGTACGCCCAGTAGGGCGGATACCCTAAGTTTTGTGCATTAGTATAAATAGGAATAACCACCCCGCCCAACATGAACTTTCTAAAGACCCCACAACAAATGCTACTGGAAGACTCCGGTTTAGGTCCGGCGTCCCCCGGCATGTTAAAGACGCCGCAACAGATGTTGTTTGAGCAGTCTGGCATACAGCCAAGGTTTTTGTCAAATGGTGGGTCTGCAAATCAAATGAGCCCCGAAATGTTGCGGGCACTAATGCAAGCATATGATTACCAAATGTCAAATCAAATGCCACAAGCTGAGCCAACCTTTCAAGCGCAACCGCAAACAGCCACAACCTGGATGCGTGATAAAATAGCAAGTTTGATTGGTGAAAAACCAGCCGATCGTTTATTTGGCACAGGCTCTGAAGGCCAACAAACAGAATATTTACCGCTACAATTTTTAAACCCACTCTCGATGGCAACTTCTATCGTTGACGCAGGACCAGAAATGAAACGACAGTTGGAGCAAGGAGAAACTGGCGGTGCCGCCCTGACAGGTGGAATTGCTGGACTAAGTGTTCTTCCTTTTGCAAAGCCAATAAAAAAAGCGGCTAGCGCAATTTCAAAAAAGATTAAAAAATAATGGCAAACCCAATACTACCCGTTCAATCTGGCGCCAATTTACCCGGCCTTGAAACCGAACAAAATATTGCAGAGGCGGCCGCGCAAGATGCGGAGATGGACTACTACGAAGAGACACTGGGACTAGAACCTGGCGACGTTGAAGAAGAAGTCATCGAGTTAGAAGACGGCTCGGTTGTTATCAACTACCAAGAAAAACAAAGCCCACGCAAGAACCCCGAGTTTTACGAAAACCTGGCCGAAGTGCTTGACGAAGGCACACTACAGGCACTGGCCACTGAATATTTAGATTTAATTGACGTTGACAAAGAGTCACGTTCACAGAGAGACAAACAGTATGAAGAAGGACTGCGTAGAACTGGGCTTGGAAAAGATGCGCCTGGAGGGGCGACGTTTGACGGTGCTTCCAAGGTGGTGCACCCGGTTATGGCAGAGGCCTGCGTTGACTTCGCTGCGTCAACGGCTAAGGAATTACTTCCACCCGATGGCTTAGTTAAGTCTAACATTAAGGGCGAGGCGGACAGATTAAAAGAAGAGACGGCAGATCGTAAGGTTAACTTCCTTAACTGGCAGTTAAGCGAGCAGGTACCCGAGTATCGCGACGAGATGGAGCAATTGTTAACTCAGTTGCCACTAGGCGGCTCACAGTTCCTTAAGTGGCGCTGGGACGAAGAGCAAAAGCGTCCAATCTGCGAATGGGTTGCAATTGACAACATATTGTTACCATACTCGTCTACTAACTTCTACACCGCGCAACGTGTAACCGAAGTACAAGACATCACCGAAGATACATTTTTGCAACGTGTTGAGGCCGGTATCTACATCGACATCGACAGCGAGTATTCGTCTGACGCGCCGTTAAACGATCAGACAAGATCTGAAAAGGCAAACAACAAGATCGAGGGCAAAGACATGCCCTCCAAAAACATCGACGGATTGCGTCGTGTTTATGAGATTACATGCTTCATGCGTTTGGATGAAGATGACCAAACTGGCGGACAGCGTGCCCCATACATTTTAATGATTGATGAGACCACAAGCAAAGTCTTGGGTCTGTATCGTAACTGGGAAGCAAATGATGAGAAGTTTGAAAAACTGGACTGGTATGTCGAGTTTAAATTTATCCCTTGGCGTGGCGCTTATGCTATTGGCCTTCCCCATCTTATTGGCGGCCTTAGCGCTGCTCTCACTGGCGCTCTACGTGCTCTCCTTGATGCGGCGCATATTAACAATTCCCAAACGCTACTTAAGCTCAAGGGTGGACGAATTGGTGGCCAAAGCGATCGAATCGAACCTACGCAAGTAGTAGAAATTGAGGGAGCACCTGGCGTTGATGACGTTCGCAAAATTGCGATGCCAATGCCGTTTAACCAACCGTCCAGCGTATTGTTTAACTTACTGGGCTGGTTAACTGATGCAGCCAAGGGTGTTGTTACCACCGCAGAGGAAAAGATCGGCGAGGCAAACAACAACATGCCGGTTGGTACGGCCCAGGCACTTATTGAGCAAGGCGCTAAGGTATTCTCCAGCATTCACGCACGACTACACCGCAGCCAGGCTAAGTCACTAGCAATTATTTCACGCATTAACCACTGGTACCTGGCCGACATGGACAATCAGTCCGGCGAGGCAATTGAGGTTCGTGACTTTGCGTACAACAACGACGTACGCCCAGTATCAGACCCCAACATTTTCTCTGAGACACAACGTCTAGCTCAGAACCAGGCCATCCTTCAAATGGCAACATCGGCACCCCCTGGAATGTTTGACATTCGTGCGGCCTACCGAAGAGTTTTAAATCAGTTAAAAGTTCCTAACGTTGACGAGATATTGCCAAACCCATTAGGAGCAAAAGAATCCAATCCTGCGCTAGAAAACGTTGCCATGACCATGGGACGTCCCGCCGCAGCATACCCAGACCAAGACCACATCAGCCATATCAAGATTCACCTAGAGTATGCGATGAACCCTGCGTATGGTGGCAATCCAGTGATTGGACCAACATTTGCACCCAACGCGTTAGAGCACATTAAACAACATTTAACGCTGCACTATTTGCAGTCCATGCGCGCGTACGTGGCACAGGCATCTGGTGGCAAAGATACGCTAGAATTGCACCAAGAGAAGCCACTAGACTTAGAAGCTCAGCAGGCCCTGGCGCTGGCCTCACAGATGGTTGGACAAGATTCGCAAATGATTATGCAGCCATACGTACAACAAATCCAGGCACTGGCCCAAAAAGTTGCGCAGGCCCAGCAGTCTAAGATGGAACAGATTGCGTCCCAGGACCCAACCGCCCAGGTTATACTCAAGACCCAGATGGCTGAAACTCAGCGCAAACAGCAAGAGGCTCAGTTTAAGATGCAGATGGAGCAGTCAAAAGCTCAACAAGACTACGAGCTTAAGATAGCCGAGTTACAGCGTAAAGTGCTGGAGCTACAGGGCAAGTACGAGGTGCAGACCGAGCTGGATAACCAGAAGAACTCTACCAACGTCGCAATTAACAGCATGAACAACTCCTCGCGCGAGCGGGTAGCCGCCATGCAAACCCAGGCACAACTAACAAACCAAGAGATTGCGCTGGCACAAGAGCAGGCGATGTTAGGCATCCAGGCAGTAAACGAGGCGGAGAAAGATATACGCCAGCACGGCATCGAGATAGAGCGGCAACATTTTTTAAACGAAGCTGAGGTAGCAAAACAGGCAGTACAGGCAGCACTACAACCAAAACCCACCACAGGAGCATAACATGGCCGAAAATTTAAAAGGCTTCCGTCAAACATACCAGGAGACTGGTCAACTATCTAGCGGCGGCGGCCCAGAAGACAAAACCCTAGACGCTGGCGCGTCTGGTAGCCACCGCGACAACAACTGGAAGCGGGGCGCAGCCCAAGCTAAATTAAGAAATGGCAAGCCAGTCGGTCCAGGCAAAAATCTTAATGAACTTAAAGGCGGCAATTTTTATTAATTTTAGGGCGGAATCCTTCATATACTTGCATTAGTGAGATTATGAAGGACTTTTTATCTGAAATTATCGGTCGTGTAAAGGCTGAGCAAAAATCACTAGCGGAATCCGTTACCGCGGGAACTAACGTAAATTCGTTTGAGGACTACCAGAGATTGGTTGGCCGACACGAGGGTTTTAAGATTACGTTGGATATTATTAACGAGATTTTAACGGAAGACGACGAAGACGAATCGTAAGATTCAAGAAAGGAGATGCCGCATGGCATTTGATATATCACAAAAGGAAGACCCAGATCTTCGTTCGGAAGCGGAATGCTTTCCAGACATAGATCCAGGTATTGAAGTAGCCGGAGACCGCGTGTTAGTACAATTACGACGGGAGAAGGCAAAAAGTAAGGGCGGAATCATTTTAGTTGACGAAACCCGACAGACGTTACGTTTCAATGAGACTGTAGCTAAGGTACGCCAGATTGGCCCACTAGCATATAAGTCGCCAGATACCTTAGAGCCTTGGATTGAAGGCCCCTGGTGTAAAGAAGGCGATTTGGTTAGAACCATCAAGTACGGCGGTGACCGTTTCGTTGTTAATCCGGATGATGATGGCTCCCCCGTGGTGTTTATTACCATCCAGGCACGTGAAATCATCTCACGCATCAAGTCGTTTGACCACGCGCAGAAGATGAAAGCGTTTGTAGACTAATTTTGAAAGAAAATTATGGCAGATAATGAAAAAGACGTTCCAATTAAAGAACAAGATGACGGCTCCGTTTTAGCCAAACTGGAAGAGCATATTGATCATTTTCCAGAAGAAGAAAAAGAAAAACAAAAAGATAATGCTGTCGAAGACAGCGATCAGGACGACGATGAGCCCGTAGAAGCCGCTGAAAGTGGTGAGGTGGACTCTGATCCTGAAGAGACCGACGAAGACCGCGAAAAGATTCGAGAGGCGCGCAGAGAAGAGCGTAGACTCAAAAAAGAATTAAATAAACAACGCGACGCAACGTCCCGCAACAAAATTAGTGCACTCGAGCGACGTAATGCTGAATTAGCAGAGCGTTTAATTAAGCTAGAGAACACCGCGGCATCGTATCAGTTTGCACAGATCGATAAGGCAATCGAAGACGAGGCAACTCGTGTAGAGTACGCCAAGATGAAAATGTTGCAGGCCGCACAAGAAAATGATGCGGCGGGACAGGTAGAGTACTTAGAGCAGTTAACAGACGCAAAACAGCGACTACAACAAGCTCAGTACTACAAAAAACAACAAATCGAGCAGGCAAAAGCTCCCAAGCAAAACGTACCAACCCCGATTGCAGAAGAAGTACAACGCAACGCGACCCAGTGGTTAAAGAAAAACTCTTGGTACGACCCGCAGGCTCGAGACACAGATAGTAGAATCGCCAAGGTAATTGATCAAGAACTCGCCCAAGATGGCTGGGATCCAAGTGATTCCGAGTACTGGGAAGAGTTAGACAATCGTTTATCGGCACGTCTGCCACACCGCTACACAGCAAAGGGCGGTCAGCAAACCCGTAGAGCGGGGCCAACGGCTTCTAGCCGGGTGGCAAACACAACCAGCGCAAAACCTGGAACCATCACGCTAAGCCGTGACCGCGTTCAGGCAATTAAAGACGCGGGTGCATGGGACGATGTTGAGAAACGAAACAAAATGATCCGCGCATACGCATCGTATGATCGCGCTAACAAAGGATAATTATCATGGCAAATACAAGAATCAAACGCGACTTAGAAGATCGTTTAATGGATCGAGTCGAAGAAGTAAAAGACCGTATGGCATCGGAAGATCCAAACGCAAAATCAAAGCGCGAACGTGCAGAGGCGTTCAGAGATAAATGGCAAAATAGCGCGTTGCCAGACCTTCCAGCCGGAGCAATCCCTGGATTCCATTTGTGTTGGCTATCCACCACAAATAATTATGACAGTATCGACAAACGCATGGCGTTGGGTTATGAGCCAGTGAAAGCCGCAGAATTAGGAAAAGGCTTTGAATCGCTAGGTAAAATGAGCTCGGGCAAGTTTGAAGGCTGTGTTAGCTGTAACGAAATGGTTCTCTTCAAATTACCAGAAGAAATCTATCAAGAAGTGATGCGTATGCTGCACCTTGAGGATCCCCTCGAGCACCAGCGTAACATTACCGCAGCCGTCCGGAGCACTGCTCAGGAAGGTAAGGGCGGTAGATCAATTCTTGAGGGTGGAATTTTGGAAATGGACAAAGAGGCCGCAAAGGCGAATAGTAATATTCGTTTCTCATAACATTCTTCAAAAATTAACAAAGGAAAACTATAAATGTCCACAACATTTAAACCCTTTGGTCTGAAGCCGGTGTATCATCCAAGTGGTCTTGATCGTGCTGTTCCATTCGTTGGAACCAACACTTTCGTCACTGGTACTACATTTACAGCTCCTTACTCTTTGAGTGCTGGCGAAACTTTTTACCAGTACCAACCAGTAAGCCTTACCGCTTCGGGTCAATTGACCATTGCAAACCAAACCGCCGCCTCTGGCACCGTGTACGGCGTATTTGACGGTGTAGAGTATACAACCGCTGAAGGTCGTCGCACCGTAGGTAAGTCTGCATCTAAGGCAACCCTTGACGCCGCCACACAAATCGTATTCTGGATCTTTGCAGACCCAGCAATCGTTTACGAGGCACAAGTTAATGGTTCCGCATCTACCGGCTCTATCGGTCGTCAGTACAACTTTGATACAACCACAGGTTCAAGAGTAACCGACGGTTATACCATTGGTACAGGCGGCGCTGGCTTCTCCACCACAGCATTGTTGGCAACCCCTGTTGCTACCACTGTTCAAGGACAAGTTCGCGTAGTAGGTCTAGGCCGTGAAGTAGCTTACCCAACAGGCGAGTTAAACGCTTGGGGTGACACATTCACGATTGTTCAGGTCCAAATCGCTAACAACACGTTTGTAGCGCCTAAGGTCTCGATTTAATTAATAACGAAAGGAACTAAACATGGCAACCCCAATGCGTAGTACAGACTTTCGTGCGGTAGTCGAGCCGATTATCAACGAAGTCTTTGATGGCGTTTATGAACAACGCGCTGACGAGTGGAAAGGATTTGTAGAGCAGATCCAAGGTATTCCACGTAATTATCACGAAGAAGTAATGCTGTTCGGTATGAATGCCGCACCTGCGATGCCTGACGGAACTCCTGTCAGCTATGACCAGGGTGGTACTCTGTACATCACACGTTTCATCTATCAAATCTATGGCTTGGCATATGCCTTGACCAAGGTATTGATGGAAGACGGTGATCACATCCGTATCGGCAGCACCTTCGCCAAGCACTTAGCTCAGTCTATGATTGAGACCAAAGAAACATTGTGCGCTAACTTATTAAACTTTGCATTCACAGCCGGCTATGTTGGCGGTGACGGCGTAACTTTAGTAAACACAGCCCACCCTGTAGCTAACGGTCTGACATACAGCAACCAGTTAAGCACTGCTGCTAGCTTGTCACAGACTTCTGTTGAGCAGATCCTCATCCAGATCCGCAGCGCTATTGACAACAATGGTAAGCGTATCCGTTTGAAGGCAGAGCAGTTAGTAGTTCCCCCAGCACTCGAGTTCCAGGCAGAGGTAATCCTCAAGTCTGTTCTCCGTTCTGGTACTGCTGACAATGATCTCAACCCAATCAAGTCCACTGGAATGCTTCCAAAGGGTACACACGTTGTAACCCGTTTGAGCTCTTCCAAGGCATGGTGGGTACAGACCGATGCTGAGAATGGTCTCATGCTCGTAATGCGTCGTCCAATGGAGAAATCCATGGAAGGTGATTTCGAGACTGATTCTATGCGCTACAAAGCCACCGAGCGTTATGCGACCGGCTGGCACGATGCCCGTAACATCTACGGCACCGCTGGCGTTTAATTAGCACCTCCGTAGTCCTAAAAGCCACCCCACAAGGGTGGCTTTTTTACTATTTGGGGCGCAATTGATCTAATATTTGCATTAGTAGTTATAGGAAGATTAATCCCATCCTGACCACCGACCCTTCCCGGTGAGACGACTCAGAGACAGTTTGGGATACCCACTGAGATAAGGAAACATAATGTCATCTACATTTACACAACCAATTCGTGTATTTAAGCGTAACAACCCAACAAACGACGGCACAATCGCCCCAGACAACACCGGCGCCGTCCGTTTAAGTCAACAACAGTACATCACCAACCCAATTACCGCCGTTACCGCTGGTGCAACAACGTTAACAACGGCCGACATTGGAACAACCACCGCTGTCCCATTTGTATTACCGGCCGGCTCTATTATTGAGTCATTTGCGCTGTACCAAGACGTAGCCGCTGGTGGTTTAACTGGTGGCGTGATCACTGTATCGATCAGCATCACCAACCCATCAACTGGCGCCATTACTACCACCACCATTGGCACAATTACCCCAACAGCGGCCGGTGGCCGTATCGCCGGTGCGTTTACCGCCAGCGCGGCAGTTGCCAACATCATCGAAAACATTGGACCACTTGACGCCACGTTGACGTTCTCTGCAGCAGCCGTGACAGTATTGTCAAGCGGCTCTTTGGGCGGCGTATTGGATGTTAACTACACGGCACGTAACAATGATGGCTCTATCATCGCCTACGGTTCTGGTTATACCAATAACTAATTAAGGTGGCGGGGCAACCCGCCTCTTTCACCGTCTAGGAGAAATTATGAGACAGCAAGTAGTATCAAAAACTGGAGTTGGTTCCAGCGCCACTATCCCAATGAATTTGGATTCAACTCCATTTAACGTTGGCTTTGGTGTTGTTGTAACTGGCACAGTAACTTATACCGTTCAGCATTCATTTGACAACCCATGGACAACAGCAAATCCCGTGTGGTTTGATCACCCAACAGTTGCGTCTGTAGTAGATGTTAACGCCGATGGTAACTATGCGTTCCCAGTGGCTGCAATTAAAGTTGCGGTTACATCTGGATCTGGCACAGCTACACTAACCGTAATACAAGCCGGTATCGCCTAATATGCCATACGTTGGATTCTCTGGCGTAGCAAATCAAGCAAACACCACCGACGGGTTCGCCCTCGGTGTTGGCGCTCAAAATGCTCCGGCGGCGGTAAACGAATTTGGATTAGACGTTGGCGACGGCGGCGTTGTAGATTTGTACCACAACGGCACACCGGTGGTGTATAGTTTTATATTAATGGAAAACTCAGGCTACGTGCGTGAGGAAGACAATTCCAAAATTCAATTAGAGGTAGGCTAAAATGGCAGACACAAAAATATCGGCAATGACCGCCGCAACAACTCCTTTAACTGGCGCGGAGTTAGTTCCACTAGTACAAAGTGGTGTAAACGTGCAAACGACTATAAGTACTATAAGCACTTTTACTCGTGGATACGGTAGTATTTATGTGGCCGGCGGTTCAACTGTGCAAACAACAAGTGGAACAGCCAATACTTACACACAGGTCGCCGCATTTACTACGAACGGTGTTGCTGCCGGAGGCGTGACTCCTGTAGCCGCTTCCGATAAACTTACTCTTGCAGCGGGTGTGTACTCGATAACTTTTAACGCATCGTTTACAGCTTCAAACAACCATACATTTTTATTTCGTTGTTTTAACTCAACGGCAGGCACTGCGTTTGTTAATACAGTCGGAAAAAATCACACCCAATCAACCGACCCGCATCAAGTTGGTTTTTCTGCAATAATTTCTGTTGCATCAACTTCTGATGTAATTGTCCAGGTTGCTTCTACTGATACTAGCCAATCGTTTACAATTACTGACGCAAACTTTATTGCTTTAGCAATAGGATAGTATGCCAGTCTACCTTGATACTCGAGGTAACAGCGTACTATCTGTAGCGATCTGTGATCGCTGTAGCAGGAAGTTTGCGTACACCGAACTCATGCCCGACCCCAACTTTCCGGGGATGCGGGTGTGCAAGGACGACCTAGATAATTATGATCCCTGGCGCCTTCCTGCGCGCCAGACTGAAAACATCGCCTTGCGCTTCCCAAGACCTGACGTGTCTGTCGCAGTAACGCCCAACATGCTTAACACCCAGGGCAATCCAAACAACCCACAACAGTACAACAATATGTTCTTAGAGGGTATACTCCCAGCCGCTGCCGCACAGGGCGATCTAACGACCGCCAGCGGTGTCGACCCGACGCTAAGAATATCAATCAACTCCATCACGCCAAGTGTTGGAACTCGAATTGGTGGGTACACAGCAAATATTTTAGGCAGCAACTTTAATAACATAGTAAGTGTAAGCGTTGGCGGCGCTCCCGCAGAGTTTAATGTGATTGACCCAAACAACATGCAGATAACACTGCCACCGTATGGTGTGGCGGGGAATGTGACCATTATTGTGACTTCAAGAACAGACTCAACGATTGCGTTAAACATATTTAGGTACACCTAACATGGCAAACCAGTCAATAACACAACTACCCGTCGCCGGCGCGCTCACCGGCGAAGAGGTGACCGTTGTCGTCCAGCGCGGTGTCACCAAGCAAACCGCACTACAAAATGTTTCAAATCTTGGCGGACCCACCGGACCAACAGGACCAGTCGGCCCCACCGGCCCCACCGGGCCACAAGGACCGACGGGAAGCACAGGCGCGCCGTCTAATGTGACAGGCCCCACCGGACCGCAAGGAGACATCGGACCCACCGGCCCAACCGGGCCGACAGGCGCAGCGTCAAGTGTGGTAGGCCCCACAGGGCCCACGGGCGCGCAGGGATCAACAGGCCCCACAGGGCCCACCGGGCCGCTAGGTAACACTGGCGGCATAGGCCCACAAGGCCCCGTCGGCTCAACAGGGCCAACAGGACCCACCGGACCAGTGGGACCTCAGGGACCGCAGGGCTCAATTGGCCCCACCGGAGACACCGGACCAACAGGGCCTCAGGGGTACTCGTCTAGTTTATTTTTATACAACGCAAAAACTACAATTACAAGTGGCAACCCGGGCGCTGGTTTTATTATTTGGAACAACTCCGCGCAAACCAGCTCGACGCAGATTAATATTCAGCACCTAACAAGTAATAATATTGACATTGATATTTTCTTGGCAACATTAGAAAATACCGAAGTCATCACGATCCAAGACCAAGCCGTTAGTGGAAACTTTCAGACCTGGACAATCAACGGCACGCCGACAAACATCAACCCCAACACAGTAAATAGTTACTGGACGGTGCCGGTAACGTTGACTGCCTCGGGCGGCACGGGGGCAACCAACTTCGCCAATAACTTGCCAATATTCTTGGCGATAGTTAGCGGCGCCCAGGGACCCACCGGACCGCAAGGCCCAACCGGCCCAACAGGTCCGACAGGCCCAACCGGGGCCACACCGGCAATCGGCGGATCTAACACGCAGATTCAGTACAATAACGCCGGTTCATTGGGTGGGGTGCCGCTGCTGACATACAACGGCACAACGTTGGCAATGACCGGCTCAACCATCAACAACACCTCTATCGGTGCTACTACCCCGTCTACGGGCGTATTTACTACTGTAGACATTGCCACTAGTGGGACAGACGCACAAGTAGCCCCAAACACAGGCATTGCTGGCTGGAATTACTCAGGTTTAAGTAAATTTATTGGTGCTGAGGAAAATGCTCCTACTGGACTGTTTATTAGCCCCGATGGTTTAAATATGTATGTCAACGGCACAACTGGCGATGATATAAACCAATATACGCTATCAACTGCATGGGATGTATCAACAGCTACTTTTGTAAGGTTGTTTTCTACTGCATCACAAGATTCCGCACCAGCAGATATTTTCTTTAAACCTGATGGTTTATCCATGTTTATTATGGGCGGTACTAACGATACTGTGTTTCAATACACATTATCATCTGCTTTTGATATTTCTACTGCATCCTACGCATCTAAGTCGTTTAGTGTAACTTCCCAAGACACTAACCCAAATGGTTTATGGTTTAAACCTGACGGGACAATTATGTATATTGTTGGCTCAACAAACGATACAGTATTTCAATATACTTTAGGAACGGCTTGGGATGTTTCAACTGCTTCTTACGCAAGTATTTCGTTTAGTGTTGCATCTCAAGAAACAGTTCCAAACCAAGTAAACCTAAGTGCTGATGGCTTAACCATGTGGATTACTGGTACTGCTGGTGATGATATTAACGAATACACACTAGGAACTGCTTGGAATGTCAGTACCGCTACCTTTGTAAATAACTTTTATGTTGGCTTTCAAGATATTGCACCTACAGGTTTGTTTATTGATTCTACTGCCGCCAATCGTGTTTACATAGTTGGTCAAACAAATGACACAGTATTTCAATACAACACCGCAACTAGCTCAATAAGTGCAGTAACCGATGTATTTAACACGACTAACAACGCTAGGGTACAAGGTAACTTAGCAGTACAAGGTAGTGCTTATGTAGATGGATTGCAAACTGTTCAGGGAGTTTCTACTTTTAACGGTTCTACTACTTTTAATAGTGGATTAACTAGCACTTCAACAACAACTCTTGCTGTAGCAACAGGCTCACAATCTTCTGCTTTTGGTTCGGGGGCAACAGTATCAGGTTCTACTAAAACATTGAGCTTTGGAACAAATGGCGTATCAGGCTCTACTACTACTATTACTATTGGGTCTGCGGTATCAGGCTCGCTTGGAACGACTACTATTCAAGCGCCCACAGTTAACATTGGACAGACAGCTACACAGTTCCAAGTAACTAACACAGCATCCGCAGTTAATTATGTACAAACAACTGGCTCACTTACTGGCTTTGGTGCTAAATTACTTTCCGCTGGAACAGACACTAACATCCCATTAGTCTTACAACCAAAAGGCACAGGCGCCCTACAAGCACAACAAACAGACTCTACTGCTACAGGTGGTAATGCTAGGGGTGCTAATGCTGTTGATTGGTCTACTTCAAGAGCAGCCGCTTCAAATGTGGCAAGTGGCGCATATTCTACTTTAGCTGGTGGTTATGGTAATACTGCGAGTGGTGCTTATTCCATAATTAGTGGTGGATTAAGTAATGCAACTTCCGCTACTGGTTCGTCAGTTTTAGGTGGAAATCAAAATTCAGCTGGTGGTACTTATTCATCAATTGCTGGTGGTAATATAAATACTGCAAATGGCTATTTTAATTTTATTGGCGGTGGTTTTACTAATAGTGGAACTTCGTCTTCTGCGGTAACCACGCAAAGCGGTACAATGAACGGCACAACAGCCGTAACGCTGTCAGGTTCAAATGCTTCAATTAAAGTAGGACAACTAATAACTGGCACAAGTATTGCAAACTTTACTTATGTAGCCGCCATATCAGGAACAAGCCTTACCCTTTCTCAAGCAGCATCAGGCTCATCTACAAGCACTCTATCTTTCTTTACTCCTCATGGAGTAGTAGTAGGCGGTGGTAATAACCAAGCTACAGGTAGTTATTCATTTATCGGTGGTGGTGGTGATGCTGGTACTGCGGCATATAGAAACAGAGCATCAGGTGATTGGGCGGCTATTGCTGGTGGTAGGACTGGATTAGCAAGCGGACAGTTTTCATTTATTGGTGGTGGTTATGGTGGCACTGCATCTGGTTCAGGTGCAGTAGTATGTGGTGGCGGTCTTTACGGAACAGACGGATATTATTTTAATACATCAAGTGGTCAGTCATCTTTTTTAGGTGCTGGATATGGAAATACTGCCGCAGGATACTGTTCTTCAATAGTTGGTGGCGCAAGTAATAACACTTCTTTAAACTTTTCGTTTATTGGGTGTGGTAGTAATAACACAGCAAACGGCTCAAATTCTGGAATTATTGCTGGTGCTTACGGCAGCACTAGAAGCATAGAAGGAAACCATGTATTTCCAGCAGTTTATCCAATAGCTCAAGCATCAGGTGTATCTCAAGCAGGTTTACTTGTATTAGGAGTTCAAACCACAGATGCTACAGCAACAGCATTGCGGTCTAACACATCAGCCGCAGGAACAACAAACCAAGTAATACTACCTAACAACTCTGCCTATTACTTCAAAGGCTCGTGTATTGCCAATGTGACTGGTGCGGCTAATGGTGCGGCATGGTCTTTTGAAGGTGCAATTATGCGTGGTGCTAACGCAGCATCTACAGTCCTAATCGACACCCCATCGGTTAATCGTGTAGCGGCATCTGCTGGTGCAACAGCTTGGGTTTTAGCAATTACTGCTGATACAACCAACGGCGGACTTACTGTAACTGTAACAGGCGTAGCATCCACTACGATACGCTGGGTCGCTAAGGTAGAAACAACTGAGGTAACATTCTAATGACTATTCAATACGACAACCTAAACAGCACTATCTCTGCGGTAGGCTCTGCCACTAACATACCGATTAACATCCAACCAAAAGGCACAGGCGCACTACAAGCCCAACAAACAGACTCTACCGCTACTGGTGGTAATGCTCGTGGAGCTAGTTCTGTTGATTTACAAAGAGTAAGAGGAAGCGCAAGTCAAGTAGCTTCAGGACAATATTCTGTAGTTGGGGGCGGTAACTCTAATACTGGTTCTGCTTATGGCGGTTTTATTGGAGGAGGCGAAGCAAATACAGCGTCAGGATATGATTCTGTTTGTGTTGCTGGTGCATCAAACCAAGCAAGTGCTGGGTATACTTTTGCTGGGGGTGGTTTAAATAATTTAGCTACAGGAAGTAATGCTGTTGTGGTTGGTGGTTATTTTAATACGGCATCAGGTTTTAACACTTTTATAGGCGGTGGTGAAAGAAACTCAGGAGCATCTAGTAGCGCAGTAACTACTCAAACAACTACTACCGTTACAAACGGTTCTACTGCCGTTACATTGTCAGGTTCTAACGCTAGTATCAAGGTTGGACAATTAATTGGTGGCACAGGAATGGTTTCTTACCCTAACCAAACCTATGTTGCTGCAATATCAGGAACTTCATTAACATTATCTCAAAATGCAAATGCAAGCGGTTCTCCAACCCTATCTTTTTATACACCAAACAGTGTTGTAGTCGGTGGCGGTAACAATCAGGCAACTGGCTCATATAGCTTCATAGGTGGTGGTGGTGATGCTGGTACTGCTAGTTTACGAAATACAGCATCAGGGGATTGGTCAGTAGTTTGTGGTGGTCAAAGAAACACGGCTAGTGGAATTGCTTCTTTTGTTGGTAGTGGTGGAACTCTTCCCCCTTTTGGGACTTTTCCAAACACCGCTTCAGGAAATGCCGCATCTATTGTTGGAGGGTATCAAAACACAGCTTCAAATCAAGGTACTTTTATTGGTGCTGGGTATACAAATATTGCAAATGGTGTGTATTCAGCAATCATGGGTGGTGCTTTTGGCACGGCTAGAAGTATTACTGGAAATCATGTTTTTGCTGCTTGTGAAAACCCTACAAATTCTTTTACTTCAGGTGCATCTCAAGCAGCTTTATTAGTTCTTGGTGTTCAAACTACCGATGCTACAGCTACAGCATTACGCTCAACAACAGCAGCCGCAGGAACAACAAACCAAGTAATCTTGCCAAACAACTCTGCTTACTTCTTTAGAGGTGAAGTTATCTCAGGAGTAACTGGCGGTGGAGATACTAAAGGCTGGACTATCGAGGGTGTAATTAAACGAGGTGCTAATGCTGCAGCTACTACCCTTGTTGGAGTTACAGTAATGTCTTCTTACGCTGATGTAGGTGCGGCAACATGGACTATTGCAGTAACAGCAGATACGACCAATGGTGGTTTAAGAGTTACCTTTACTGGACAAGCAGGAACTACAATTAGAACCGTAGCACAAATCCGTACAACCGAAATGACTTATTAAGGAGCAATATCATGGCATTAAAACTATCTGTACAAACCCAATTTGGCGTACCAGCCCCACAAGCCTACGCTAGAATCACTAACTTCTTTGGCACTAAAGACCAAATCCAAGTCCAAGTCGCTATTCATTATGACGAGTCGGCAAGGCATGGCAA